ATTATAAACTCTTGGTTGTTCTTTACACTTTAATAACTTGTAATGCCTTAATCTTCTCTTATAGTCAATTGTTTGACCAATGTAGATTTTCCCGTTCGGGTTGGTGATTTTGTATATTCCTATCATAAAAAAGGGGTGCAGCTTTTATACTACACCCCAAAGATAGGAAGTTATTTTAACATTAAGTTAATATCTTATCCAACATTACCTAAATCTGCATAAATCGCTGATGTAGAAAGAAGTAAATTTACATCTTCGTAACACTCGATTCTTGCAGTTACCAAGTTCTTTTGGAAGTTTTCGCCATTCTCGTAAGAGAATTCAATAGCTAATCCTTCTACTTCAACTCTTTCAAGGTAAGAAGCATCAAAGATTAAAACTTTGTCATCAGTAACCCAAGAAGCAGAAACAACTGGAACACCCCAGATTGTGATACCGCCATTAGGGCTAACGATTACAGAACCATTACCAGCGTAGTAACCAGCATCAATAGTAGCTTTCAATAAGCGACCCATTTGAGTTTGAGAAACTAAAGCATAAGAAGGAACGAAGTTCGCAGTCTTTTGGTTAGCGATATAATCTACTAATTGCTTTAAGTCGTTAGTTTCTGCAGTTGTAGTTGAACCAGTTGCAGCACCAGATACAGTTGTGAAGAAAGAAGCGTTCTCTGCTTTGTAGAAATCTCTTGTCAACATTCTTGGTAAAGTCTGTGTCATAAATGGTAAAGACTTCAACATTTGCTTAGAGAAAGTAGAGAAACCAGCGATATAATCGTTTACAACTTTAACTTCTGTTAAGCTATAATCGTTCTCACCTTTGTTTGCACCTTCAGTTTGACTAGCGATATTGTTAGTTAAACCAGCGTTCTCACGATAGTAAACATACAATCCAGTCTCACTTCTTACAGTTGGCATTAAATCACGGAAGTTAATGCTTTGAGCAGGTTGGATAGCTGGGTTAGGAGCATAAGATGCTTGAGAATCACCAGTTAAGTTACCGCTTAAAGTCATTGTTTTAACATCGCTTAAATCTAAACGATACTTACCATTAGACTTTAAAGACTTTTCCATTTCGTCAAACTTGCCATCTAACTTCTCAAGGATTGAATCATCCAAGAACTTTACTTCTTTAGAAGCAGCTTTCTTTTGAGCAGCAGCTTGTGCATCGAATTGTTTTTGCATCTCGTCTTTTACAACAGATACTTGTGCAGCCACCTCTTTAATTTGGGCTTCTGCATTAGCTTGGAAACCTTTAAGGTTTTCAGCCATTTCATTGATTAAATTTTCCATTTTTACTTTTTAAATAGATTGTTAAATTGTTTAATTGCCTTCAATACTTCCTCATTACTCTTTTCTTCTACTACTGGGGTCGGCTCAACTGATTCCTCGGGTTGAGTGATAGTTTCAGCAATTTCCAAAGTTAATAACTCGGCTTGTATTTGTTTTATTTGAATCTCCATTAAAGCAAAGGTGTCGTTTGTGAAACTTCCACCTCTAAACGCTTTAATCAAGTTTTCTAATCGCAAAGATAAGTTTTCTTTAGTTTCCTTGAATTCACCTTTGAAACCTAATGTTGGTGTTTCTGGATTTGCTCCCCATAGTACCGCTGAACCTTCGTATAACTTTAATTCAGTAATTGTACGAATACCAGTCTTTTGGTCCACATCTGATTTTAAAGTACTAAAGCCTATTGAGTGTTGATTGATTAAACCTGCTTCATATAACTTGATTGCATCTTCGCCACATTCAGTTTCTATTAAGTCAGTTACCGCTACTAACATATCACCTTCAATGTACAATTCCTTAGGCTTACCTAAAGTATGTGCCATATCAGCTTTGTGGTCAACTAAAGACCAAATCATGTTTTTTCCCTTTGGTCCACGTTCTTTGATAGTCTTGGTAAACGCTTCAGCGACGATAATATCGCCATCTAAATCAACGTTACCAATTCTTGACCAACACGCTTTAACTGTTCTTGTTTCTGGTTGAATGTCCAGAATCATATCATTGTAGCTTTTGTTTTCAATCTTACTCATATAACAAAGTTATTAATTTTTTTTAATCTGCGAGTGCTTCTCTTATTAATGTTGAAATTTGTTGTAATGCCACGTTTGTAAGTAAACCCCATATCAAACCCATATCGCCCATTGGAGGGTTGTTTGCTAATGTTTTTGGTTTACCATCTTCGCCTCTTACAGCTTCATATCCTAACGTGCAACGGCAATTGATAACATCCCCAGCACTTCCACTTGGGTCGCAAGGATGTAACATAGGTTCAAAACCTCCGTTCTTAGTTTTAACATTAAATTTTTCATCAAAAGGTATTTTTATTCCATCCATATGAAAATGGTCAAACATATCTCTTGGGACCCTACGTGTTCTATTGTCCCTTGCTGCAATCCATTCTTTAACAGTTACTAATCCTGTAGAAGCAGTGCCTACCATTGAGCCAATGTTTGCTGCTCTGCCTGTTTCCGTTCTTGCTATCATTTCGGCTCTGTAATCCGTTATCCCAGCCGTTCTTAATAGTTTGATTGTTTCTTGCATTGTCAAACCTTCTTCAACCGATTTCAAAAGGTATTGCTGAATTTGGTTCTTTGTTGTTTGGGTAATCTCTGCACTAATTTGGTCCAAGCCTTTCATTTCAAGGTAGGTCAGCATAACATAAGTAAATAAATCAGTTTGCTTGTTTTTAAACTCCTCTGGCCCTTGATAGCCTTTAACCGACTTTTTAACCGCCTTCTCCGATATTTGTGCCATTCTAACACCCATTGCCATATGTAGCTTTTGGATGGTCTTTTTAATAGCCTTATCGCTAATAGCGTTCATATCTTGGGTATCACAATAAACATCTACTTGTCGTTGTAGTTCTTTCTTGAACTTTGGTGAGTAGGTTTTTAATGCGTTTGCATACAACTTTTTATAGTCGTTCCAAATCATTAGTCGGGTATGTTTAGCGGTTGGAATTCATCTGGTGCTTGTAGGCTTGAAGGGATATAAAGTTTCTCCATTTCCGTTTGGTCTACATAGTCTGGTATTTCTAAGCCCATTATATCCATCTTCTGCTTAGGTGCAATCCACCAAGCCTTGTCTAACCATTCTACCTGCTCTGCCTTGTTTGCTTCTAATTCTCCGTAAACAGACGCATCAAAGTCAACATAGATATTCGTTCCTCTATAACCCCAATCCGAATGTAGCTTTCTATTTAAGTTATCACGAATACCAACTAATAAAGGAATAGCACATCTTAAAGTCAATGCCTTTTCGCCTTCTCTTTGGTTGTTATAAGTCTTATTATCGCTATCGTTTAAAAGTTGAGCAGGTACTCCGTAAATGTTACAAAGTGCTTTCATATCCCACTTCTCTGATTCTATGATGTCTAATTCAACAGGACTTAAACCAATTTGCTTCCAATCTACCTTGTAACCACTTACCGCAATAGAATTAAAGTTAGCAGAACCACCTTTCTCGCTTACCGCCTTTTTAAGTGCTTGTGCTTGTTGCGTTCCACTAATCGGGTCAAAACGTTCATCATTCATAAATAGCACTCCAGCAGGACCACCATTCTGGAATGATGCAACAGCTGCAGTCTTCGCTTCGTTCGAACGAGTTAAGTTTTTCGCAGCAGCCATCAATGGTGATTGACCATATAGTTGATTCCCAGTTGTATTCCATTGTGGATTAAAGTATTTGTCTTGTAATATTTCCTGCTTAGTGAATGACCATAAAGGACCATAGTTCAATTGATACCCTGCAATTGTTGGAGGGAAGTTTTGTATGTCAGCTAATACGTACATATATTGAGAAGGTAGTACGTACATCTCGTAAGGTTTGCCGTTATTGTTTCCACCTTCAATCATCTTAGCGTACACGAATGAATTACCTGTAATCAATTTAAACGCACTCCAAGCCTCTACAAAATCACCAAATGTATCATCTTCGTTAGGGTATTTAAGTAACTCATTTAATCGTAAATCGCCATTGTATAATTCAAACGCTTTCTTATGTAGCTTCTCCATATCC